AGGCTGAAGCCGAAGACGTCACCCGCCGGGCCGATGAGGCTAAGGCCTATCTTGCCAAGCTGGCTGGTGGCTAATGGCAATCCAGCTATCGGCCGCTGTCCGTAACGCCAGAATTACCGCGATCGAGACAACGACCGGCGTATCGGCGATACTGAAGATCCGAACCGGCACCCCGCCGGCCAACGTCGCCGCGGCTGATACCGGCACCGTCCTTGCGACGGTGCCGTGTCCATCGGATTGGCTGGCAGATCCATCGGGTGGCGTTGCAGCTCTCGCCGGCACCTGGCAGGACACAAGCGCAGATGGCAGCGGCACCGCCGCGCATTTCCGCCTCTACGCCTCCGACGGCACCACCTGCCATATGCAGGGCACAGTCACAGTCACTGGCGGCGGCGGCGACATGCAGCTCGATAGCGTGGCATTCACTGCCGGGCAGGCCTTCACGATCACTGCCTTCACCCTGACGGATGGCAACGCATGACGATCTCGACCCGCGACCAACTGATCGACGCTCTGGGCAACAATACGAGCCGATTGGTCATCGATAAGGCGTCGCTGGCAAATGCTGTTGCGGGGCAAATCTTCAGCTTGTGGCAGGCGACCGGCGTGCCCGGCGCCGGCGCGACGCCTGGCGCCGCCGCGGTGCCAACCAGCGCCACAACCGGCGCCTTTGGTTTCACCAATCAGACCGGGCCGGCCACCAGCTACCTCGCCTGGCTAGCTGCAACGTGCAGCAACAGCGCCAGCAACATCGAGTTTCACGATCGCCTCGCCCATATGGGTGGCCTTTCCGGCATCGTGACGACGGCGCAAGGCGCCCTAAGCCTCCTGACTTCAGATCCTGGCGCTGCTCGGCGCGGCGATTCGAACTACAGCGATGTGCAGTGGTGGCTTGAGATTTACACGGCGCTTGGCGCAACCGGCGTCAACGCCACGGTGAACGTGACTTACGACGACGCCTCGTCGGGCAATCTCGCCGCCATCGCCCTGGGCGCCACGCCACGCGCTGGCCGGCTTTATCCGCTGGTCCCCGCTGTTGCTGGTCGCTTCATCCGGGCAGTGAACAGCGTGACGCTTTCCGCAACCACCGGCACTGCCGGCAACTTCGGGATCACCGCAACCCGCCCCCGCACCAGTGTCAGCTTCCCCTTGCTCAACAAGACGGAAACATTCGACTGGGCGCAGCTCGGACTTCCTGAGATCCCGAACGACTCGTGCCTTCAGATGCTCATGGTCTGCGCCACAACGACGACGGGCACGGTGCGCGGCCAAGGCAAGATCATTCACGGTTGATCGGCCATGCCGGTCAAATTCCCACAAGCCGACCTCCCGCGCGGCATCCGCGGCGGATCTGATCAATGGGATCAGCCGCAAGCTAGCCCCATCCTGCTCGACGACTATTTCCCGGCCCCGATACTCGGCGGCACCGGCACGCTTTCGGCAACCCTCGGCGCCCTGACTGCCGTTGCGACCGGCACCCTTGCTATCCGCGCAACCCTCAACGTCTCGCTCGGCGCCCTGGTGGCTGCATCAACGGGCCGGCTGGCTATTAACGGGACGCTCGGCGCCACCCTCGGCGCGCTGCTTCTCAGTGCCGAAGGCACCGTCGGATCAGAAGAGCCGGCCGCAGTTGTCGACTGGCTCATTACCGCTCGACGCCGCGGATCCCGATAGATTATTCTCGACGCACACTAGAGGCAAAATCATGTTCGAAAGAGAAGCCGGGGCGGCGTCCATCCGCCATCTGGAATGGCGCCGCGACGCGATTCGTCGCGCTCAACAGCGTCATGGGCATATCAAGAACGCCGACCTGCTGAGCAACTTCGAGATCGCGAAGCTCGCCGGCGACCTGGACCGCATGCAATCCTTCGCACACGAAGCCCGCACGCCCATCGTCGAAACCTCGCAACCCAATGACTGACAAGGCAAAATCCCCCCGCCGCGGCAAGCCTGAGCCCGATCGCCTCACCCCCCAACAGGAAGCCTTCGCTCAAGCCTACGATCGCTTGGGCAACGGATCCCGCGCATACCGCGCCGCATACAACGTCGGCGCCAAAACAACGCCGCAAACCATCTGGAATGAAGCCTCTCGGCTAATGCAGCACCCGTTGGTGTCCCGTAGGATAGCCGAACTTCGAGCGCAAGCCGCTGAAAAGGCTGTCAAATCTATGGTTGAGATCGTGTCGGATCTCGACCAATCGCGCTCGCTGGCGATGGATCTGGAACGTCCGAGTGCTGCAGTCTCGGCCTCGTCGGCACAAGCTCGGATCCTGGGATATGCCGGCGGCAAACGCCCGGCTCCTGGGGAGAAGACCGACGCGAAGACTGCGGTCGACGAGCAAGTCGCGCCCGAACAGCGCAGCCGGTTCGACTTCGCCCGGCGCGTGGCGCTCATGCTGGCAAAGGGAAAGCGCGCCGCCGGCAAGGTCGCGGCGGAATAGCCTTGCAATTTTGTCCACGCGGAATATTGTCCACGCTCATTGAAGCGTGAGGCAAAAAATGGACGCTCCGAAATGCAAGATCTGTGGCGCTGTCCACTGGTCGAACGAACCGCACCAGTTCGCCGGCAAGGCCTGGAAGCCTGAGCCGCCCGTTATCGAGGCGAAGGCGAAGCCGGCGAAGAAGCCCGCCAAGGCGAAGCGCGTCGAGCCCGGCGTCGTCACTATCGCGCACCACAAGGTCAAGGATCTCTCGCCCGAAGGCGTGAAGGCGATCGCCGAAGGGCTGGCGAAGAAGCGCGGCCGGCCGAAGCTCCATCCCGATCGCAAGGCATACAAGGCCGAAAAGGAACGAGCTCGACGAGCTGCAGCGAAGAAGGCGCCGCGCGATGCGTGATTACCTCTTGATCGGCAAGAAGGGTTTTCGCTGGGCGTCTCGGTCCCCGGCCCGCGGTCGGCCGGCTACTGGCTTCAAGGAACCACCGTGAAATACCTCTCCGTCTGTTCGGGAATCGAAGCGGCCACCGTGGCGTGGCATCCGCTCGGCTGGTCCGCAATCGCCTTCAGTGAGATTGAGAAGTTCCCCTGCGCCGTGCTGGCGCACCATTACCCCGACGTGCCGAACCTCGGTGACATGACCGAGATGGATGTCGAGCCGCTCGGGCAGATCGACATCCTTGTTGGCGGCACGCCCTGCCAGGCGTTCTCCGTCGCCGGGTTGCGCCAGTCGCTCGACGATGCGCGCGGTAACCTGACCCTTTCATATGTGAGGCTGATCCATGAACTCGTCGCCGACCACGGACTCCGCAACGCCGTCTGGGAGAACGTCCCCGGCGTCCTCTCGACCAAGGACAACGCCTTTGGATGTTTCTTGGGCGCAATTGTCGGAAGCGATGACCCCCTCCTACCGCCTGGAGGCAAGCGCTGGCCCAACGCAGGTATGGTCTCTGGACCAAAAGGCCGTGCAGCGTGGGCCATTAAAGACGCTCAATACTTCGGACTGGCCCAGCGACGCCGCCGTGTGTTCGTTGTCTCAGATTTTGGAAGAGGGGCCGATCCCGCAGCGGTTCTTTTTGAGCTCGAAGGCGTGCGCGGGAATCCTGCGCCGAGCCGAGAAGCGCGGGAAGACGTTACCCATCCAATTGCTCCGAGCCTTACAAGCAGTGGCCGGGGTGTCGAGCAAGGCGGAGACACCCGAGGACAGGACCCCGTAGTTGCCATGCATGTACCCAGTATCTCAGCCGCGCTTGAGACAACTAGCCACGACTATTCGCTGCGCGCGGGCGGGCATGATGGTTCGCACGCCAACGCCGGGGTGCCGCCTGCTATCGCGTTCAATCACAACGCCCAAGCTGCGCAATTGCCGAGTGCTAGTAGGGACACGAGTGTGAACGATGGGCTGACTCGGTCCCAGCAAGCAGCAGCAGCAATAGGATCCGCTGTTCGCCGCCTGACCCCCGTCGAGTGCGAGCGCCTGCAGGGCTTCCCCGACAGCTACACCAAGATCAGCGACAAGACCGCCGACGGACCGCGCTACAAGGCGCTCGGCAATTCCATGGCCGTGCCGGTGATGCGCTGGATCGGCGAGCGCATCGACCGCTTCATGCCGCGCGACGAAGTGCCCGCCCCGAAGCCGCGCGCCCGGTTCAACTTCGGAAAGATCGTCTGATGCCCTTCGTCTTTCAGGACTTTGAAACCCAGTCCGACGCCGACCTAACCATCACCGGCAGTCTCAAGTACGTGCTCGACGCCAGCACGCGGGCGCTGCTGTGGTCGTGGGGCATCGACAACGACCCGATCAAGCTGTGGTGCCCGGACCTGAGCGACGAACTGGTGCCGGAAGTCTGGGCCGCAGTTAGCGCCAGGATGCACACCATCGAGGTCTGCCCGGACGAAGTGGTCGAGGCGCTGAAACACCCCGACACTTACGTTAACGGCTGGAACGAAGGCTTCGACTATAAAGTCTGGCGGCAGGTGGTCGTGCCCGATCACGGCTGGCCCGACATAGAGCTGGAGCAGACCGTCGACTGCATGGCGCAAGCGCTTGCGTCGAATCTTCCTGGCAGTCTGGATTTCGCCGGACGGGCTCTCGGACTAGGTACTAAGACGACGGGGGGCAAGGCTATCATGAAGCGCTCCTCGCTTATTTCGCCCGGCTGGAATACGCCTATGCCGACGCCATGATCGCAGCTCGAAAGGAATAGCCTCGTGTCAACGCCAGCTCTTGCCATTGAAGTTCTGATGATGGTGCACCGCTTGGGGAAGGCGGGCCTTTACGCTGCGCCCGATGCCGTCGAGCAAGCTGCCGTCGAATGGCTGCAGCAAAACGATCTGCTCAACGCCTCAGTGCCTCTTAAGTGGTTCGTCACCGACCGCGGCCGGGTGTGGCTCGACATGATCGAGCAAACGCCGCTGCCGATCCGCGCCGGCTGGGCCGATCCGCGCTTTATCGAGGGATCCGCCGCGTCGCGAACTGTTCGCCTCGTCGACGAAGAACAGTCGAGGTATGACGCAAGCCCGACGGCTGTCCGCACCTATGTCGCCGAAGTCGTCGAGTCGATGCAGGTGCCGGTCGGCTTCACGCTGAACCCCGGCGTCGAGCATACCGTCATTGAGCGGGCCGAAGATGGCACCGAGATCTCGCGCAAGATCTCGCTGCCGCCTGGCGTTGACCAGCGCGACGCCGTCGTCGTCAAGCATCGGAACGGCAAGATCCGCGGCGAAGATGGGAAGTTGCTCGCTGGTTCGGTGCGCTGGCCGCATACCGGCGAAATGAAGCGCGACGCCAAGCTCTCGGACGCTGAGAACAGGAAGCGGCACGAGCGGGTGAAGGGCGACGACGTCATCGCCTATTACGTCATCGCGAACCCTGACGATAAGATCCGCGGAACGGGGTTGGTGACATAGTCGGCACCGTGGTATTCCTGCCGACCTTCCACAACCGAAGAGGCGAATTATGGATATCCCGCGTCAAGTCGTCCTGAGCGAAGTTCTCGAACCAGAAGCCGTCGCGAAGATGATGGGCAACCCTGCAGACTCGGTGCAGCTCTCGCAGGCGGTGAGCCTGAAGCGCATTGCCAATGCGCTCGAAGAGCTGGTCGAGGTTGCCAAGACGCCGCTCGTCGAGGTCGGCGACGCCGGCTGATCGTCATGGCGATCTCTGATCTTGATCCGACCGCCGGATATCTCGTCGCGCCGATCGGTGCGTCGAGCTTCCTTCGCGGCTTCACCGTGGTCGAGTCGGGGTTTCTCAAGGCCGGGGAAGTCTACTTCATCAAGAAGCCGCGGCTCGATGTGCTGAGGCCTCGCCCGCGCTTCGACTTCTCCCGCCGGCTGAGCCGCGGCCCGCAAACCGATGACATGCGCCAGATGCTCGACGATCTGGCGGCGAAGGGTTGGCAGCGGTGACGTCTCAGCCTCACCGCTGGCCGTGCTCGGTGCCTGGTTGCCGGTGCACCGTCGCAATGTCTCAGCCGCTCATATGGGGCGGCTCGTGGGCGCTATGTCGGAAGCACTGGCCTACCGTGCCGAAGGAATGGCGCCGGGCATTGAAGCGGGCCGATCGGCGCCGGCTTGAAACTGAGCTCGGTTCTGAAGCCGAAGCCCGCGCCAAACGGTCATATGATCGCCTGGTGAAGCGGGTGCTGCGACACGCAACTGACTTCTCGATGGGGATCTGATGACGTCTCTCCTGCAAGAGATCTTGGCGTCATATGACGCGCTGGATCCCGAAGAGAAAGCCGAGCTCGAAGCTCTGGTCGAGGCGGAAACCGGCGGTATCGTTTGGGTGCCCAACCCCGGGCCCCAAACGATGGCCGTCGAATCGCTGGCCGACGAGCTCTTCTATGGCGGGCAAGCCGGCGGCGGAAAGTCGACCCTGCTCTGCGGCCTCTCGATCAGCAACCACGAGCGCACGCTGATCCTTCGGCGCCAGACCGCCGACACAAACGCCCTCGTCGACGAGCTCGCCGGGATCCTCGGTCACCGCGACGGGCTCAACAATTCCAATCCGAAGACCTGGCGCCTGCCCGATCGGCTGATCGAGATCGGCGGCTGCCAGTTCGAAAAGGACAAACAGAAGTACAAGGGTCGGCCGCACGATCTGATCGGCTTCGACGAGATCGCCGACTTCACTGAAAGCCAGTATCGCTTCATCATCGCTTGGAACCGCTCGGCGACGCCCGGGCAGCGATCGAGGGTGGTGTGCACCGGCAACCCGCCGACGACGCCTGAAGGTCTATGGGTACTGCAGTACTGGGCCGCCTGGCTGGATCCGACGCACCCGAACCCGGCCAAAGAGGGTGAGCTTCGGTATTACACCACGATCGGCGGGAAAGACGTCGAGTGCGCCGGCCCGGATCCCGTCGAGGTCGACGGCGAAATGATCCGCCCTCGAAGCCGCACCTTCATCCGCTCGAAGCTCTCGGACAACCCGGATCTCGCCGCGACCGATTACGACTCGACCCTCGCCGCTCTGCCGGCTGAGCTGCGCGACGCCTATCGCGGCGGCAAGTTCGACGCGGTGCAGCAAGATAAGCCCTTCCAAGCTATCCCGACGGACTGGATTAAGAAGGCTCAGGATCGGTGGACTGAGCAAGCGCCCGACCATATCCCGATGAGCTGCCTATCGCACGACGTCGCGCTCGGCGGCGGCGACTTCAATGCCTACGCCCGGCGTCATGGCCTCTGGTACGATACGATCCTCAAAGAGAAGGCGCCGCCGGCGGTGGATCCGATCGAGCTGGCGGCTCGTGTCGTCACCCTCATGCGCGACGGCTGCACCGTCGTCGTCGACATGGGCGGCGGCTATGGATCGGGCGTCTACTCGCACCTAAAGCAGAACGTGCGTGGCATTACCCTGGTCGGGCACAACGGCGCCAATGCCTCGACGAAGCGCAGCCGCGACGGCCGGCTGAAGTTCGCGAACAAGCGAGCGGAAGTCTACTGGCTCTTCCGCGAAGCTCTTGAGCCGGGGCTTGGGCAACCTATCCAGTTGCCGCCAGATCCTGAATTGCTGGCGGATCTCGCCGCGGTCACCTGGAAGCTGACGGCCCGCGGGATCCTGATGGAAGACAAGGTCGAGCTCCGCAAGCGCCTCGGCCGATCGCCAGACAAGGGCGACGCCGTCGTCAATGCCTGGTCGGCCGGTGAGAACGCGCAAGCCACCATGTGGCGCGTCGCTCAAGCCACCGGGCCCGGTGGATCTGTCGGGCCCCGCGTGAACCTGGGACATGCTGCGATGAAGGCTAGACGGCGCGGCCGGGGATGATGTAGAAAATACGGGCTGGCAACAGCGCGTCTTGGTCTCTCCCGACCGCGTCTCTCAAAACCTCCTCGCCCGACCGCCTCGCGATCTCAACCCTCGCGGGGCGGTTTCCTTTTGGGCTGCTTCCCTTCCCCATCGGTTTTCGGTAATGCTGATGCTGCTAGCAGAGGCACCCCGCTAACATTTTCTCAGATGGAGTTGAGCTCATGGGCTTTGGTGGTGGTGGCGGGCAGCAGCAAGCGGCGCCGGCGGCGCAGCAGACGGCGATCGGCCCATATCCCGACGATAACGTTTCGCGCATGCCGACGGCCAACTCGGCGAACGCCCTGGCTGCAGCTCGCCGCAAGCGGGCTGAAGTCATCGCCCGGTCTGGTCGATCGTCAACCAAGCTCGCTGCCGCTTCGAACGCGGGAACCACGAGCTACACGAACAACTTCCTTGGCGGTACCAACTGATGGCGGATTCGCGCTGCGAACAGCTCATCAAGATTTCCGACCGGCTCTTCTCGAAGAAGTCGGTTTGGGATCAGATGTGTCAGGACATTTGCGAACAGTTCTACCCGCTGCGCGCCGACTTCACTTCGCCCTCGCCGATCGGCTTCGACTTCGCAAATGGGCTGATGGATGGTTCACCTGTCCTCATGCGCGAAACCCTCGGCAACATGCCTGAAGCCATGCTGCGGCAAGGCAAGTGGTTCACTCAGGGAACGGGGGATCCTGAAAAGGATCGCCGTATCGATCGGGCCCGGGCGCTCGACATGTCGACCACAAAGCTGCGCACCCTGATTGGCGATCGCCGCTCGAATTGGTCGATCTGCATGAAGGAGGTCGATCACGACTGGGTCACGATCGGCAACCCCGTCATGTCCGTCGACCTGGGCGACACCCGCGATCACCTGCTCTATCGCGCCTGGCACCCGGGCAAGTGCGCCTGGATCCTCGACGATGCCGGCCGCGTGGTCGCCATGTTCCGCAAGGTGCGGATTACTGCCCGCAACATGATCAACAAGGTCGACGCCGGCGTGTGGTCTGGCAATCTCAACCAGTCGGTGAAGACTGCCGGCAAAGAGGATCCGACGCAGGAATTCAACTGCCTGCATATCCTCATGGGCGTCGACGAGATCTATGGCAGCGACCCGGTCAACAAGCGCCGGATCCGCCAACCGTATATCTCGATCTACATCGACGTCGAGCACCGGACCTATCTCAACGACGCCGGCGCGCCGGTGTTCAACTACATCGCGCCGCGCAACCGCCAGCTCAGCAATCATCCGTGGGGCTTCTCGCCGTACACGCTGAACGCCATGCAAGATGCGCGCATGCTGCAGTCGCTGGCGCTGATCCTCCTGGAACAAGGCGAGAAGGCGGTCGACCCGCCGATCGTGGCGGCCGGCGATATCTTCACCCGCGACGTCAACCTCTTCGCCGGCGGCACGACGTTCGTTGATCTGCCTGAAGGCGCCAAGGTCGGCGACGTCATGACGACGCTGCAGACCGGCGACCGAATGAACGTCGGCCTCGAAATGAAGCAGGACGTTCGCCAGCTCATCGCCGAGTCGATGCTGACCAACAAACTGATGCTTCCCAGTCTGCGCGAAATGCGTGAGCTCGAAGTCGCCACGCGCAACGAAGAGTTCCGCCGCACGGCCCTGCCGTTCTTCTCGCCGATCGAGAGTGAAATGCACACGCCGATCCTCTCGGTGTCCTTCGACCTGGCCGCCTTCCACGGCCTGATCGACATGGCGACCTTCCCCAAGGATATCGACGGCGCCGAAGTCAAGTGGACCTTCGAGTCGCCGCTGAACGAAGTCGAGGGTCGCAAGATCGTCGAGGCCTATTTCGCCGACGTCCAGATCCTTGCCGCTGCCAAGGAAGTCACCGATACCGTCGACGATCTGATCGACTTCCGCATTGCAGCCACCGACGCCATGCGCGGCGGCAACACCCCGCTCTCGTGGTTCGGTACCGAAGACGAACAGAAGGCGCGCAAGGCAAAGGCCGAACAGAAGGGCGCGCTGCGCGAAGCTGCCAGCGTGGCGCAAGGCGGCGCCGGCGCGATCGCGGATCTGGCAAACGCCAACCTTGCCGCTCAACAGGCTGGCATGATGTAGCGACCGGGTGCATAGTCGTGGCGTTCCAACAGAGGAGTGCCACGAATGGCCCGTATCATCCGCTTCATTGTCGCCTGTGCCTCGACTGTCTTCTCGGCCGTTGCCCTGATCTCGTCTCTGGTCGCCAGTTCGGTCGACTTCCTGATCCTCCGTTCGTTCGCCTGGATCGACTTCACGCCGGATCCGCGAACCTCGATCGACTTGGATCGCGCTGCCTTCGACATGTCCACCGTCGAGCTGCCGGCGCCGGCTGCGCGCTTCAAGAGTTGGATCACCCGCGCCCTCACCCATCGCCGCTATGGCGGTGAGTGCTTCGATCTGGCATAAAGGCTGGGCTCTGGGGAGAGCTTCAGTCGTGCGTCGAGGGGTCGAGCCTAGCTCGGCCCCTTTCGTTTGCCGGCCGCCTCGTGCATATTCGCCGCCTGCGCTGGTGGGGTGCGGTTGGTTTTGGTTGAGGGTTATCCCTCTGGCCGAAGGGCTCCCCTGCCAGCGCACCCACTGAGGCAAACCGTTGGCGATAATTCTCCCGATCACGACTGAGGCCGATGTGCACGCCGTTCGTGCATGCATGGCCGGCACCGCGGACTCTGACCAGCAACAGCGGTGCATGCGCTGGATCGTCAATCAGGTGTGCCGCCGGCTCGATAGTCCGTGGCGGCCTGGTGAAGCCGGCGCCGCCCGCGAAACTGACTTCGAGGCTGGGCGGCACTGGGCCGGCGTGACGATCGCCGACATGACGACGCCGAAGGCTCTTGAAGACGCCAGACGAACCGACAATGACATTGCAAAGATCGCCGCCGCGGCTATGTCTGCGCCGGCACCCCGCGCCCGGCGCAACACGAAGAGAGGCAAACCATGAAGTTCCCGCTCAATCTCCCGCTGCCAGTGTTCTCGGCGGATCCTGGCAGCCCGACGCCGGCGCCCGCCCCGGCTGCAACGCCTGCCGCGGATCCTGCAACGCCGGCTGCAGATCCTGCAGCGACGCCGGCGCCAGCCGCAACGCCGGCGGCAACACCTGCACCGGCCGCGGATCCTGCTAAGGCTGGTGCGACGCCTGCCGCAGATCCTGCCGGCGACGACGAGGTCAAGCCCGACTGGCCTGACAACTGGCGTGAGCTTGCCGCCAAGGGTGACCCCAAGAAGCTTGAAATTCTGAAGCGCACCGCGGATCCCGCCGCGCTGCTCGATCGCTTCATCAACACCGAAGCCGCGCTGCGCAAGAAGACGGCCGGGCCCGACGCGAACGAACCGCCGCCGGAAGACCCGGCTCAGCTCAAGAGCTGGCGTGAGGCGCGCGGCATTCCTGATTCGGCGGAAGGCTACACCGTCCCAGAAGCGGTGCTGGCGATGGTGACCGACGCCGACAAGCCGGTGATTGCCGACTTCACCGATCGCATGCACAAGGCGAACATTCCCGCCAAGGCAGCTCAAGAGGCGATGCAGTTCTACTTCGAGGCGCGCGACGCTGAGCTGACGGTGCAGGCCGAAGAAGACGCCAAGGGGAAAGCCGGGGTCGACACTGAGCTCAAGAAGCTGTGGGGCCCGGAATTCAACCTCAACCAAAGCTTTGCCCGCGATATGGCGAAGATCCTGGTCGGCGGCGAAGATGGATCCGACTGGTTCCTCGCCCGCCTGCCCGATGGGCGCCAGCTCGGCAACGTGCCTTCGGTGGTGCGCGCCCTGGCGGATCTCGGCCGCCGTGAGCTGGGCGATGAGCGGTCTCTTGGCGACACGAATACCTCCATCACTTCCGGCCGGAAGGAGGAGTTGAAGAATATCATGAACACTGATATCAAACGCTGGTACGCAAGCCCTGCGCTGCGCGCTGAGTATCAAGGAATTCTTGATGCGGAAGAGCGTCGCAAGGGGCCTCCCAGCGAGTAAGCCGGCCTCCCCGCTTCAAGAGCGGCCCCGGCAAAAAGCTGGGGCCCATACTGCCAACTGCTTGTAGCCCCCGCGGCTAGATCGCCTCCCCGCTCAGCGGCCCGATCAAACCAACGGCCTCCCTCACAAAGCACGGCGTGAAACTCTCTCACCCCCTGTTTTCAAAGGAGGCCAATCATGGCCGTTGCAGCCGCCGTTACCCGTTTCCGCGAAGAAACCGTCGCTCAGTTCGAACAGACCATGTCGCAGCTCAAGATGGCTACGACCAAGGAAAACATGCAGTCGGGCCTTTCCGCTGTGTTCCTCGTGTCTGGCGCCAACGGCGACACCGCCACCACGCGCGGGCAGAATGGTTTGATTTCCTACTCGGGTCGCCAGAACACTCAGGTCACGATCACCCTCAAGGAACGTCACGCCGCCAAGTCGATGACTGGCTTCGACGTCTTCGCCTCGCAGGGCAATCAGGCCGATGGGCTCAAGGGCGACGTTATCGGTATCATCAACCGCGATATCGATCTGACCGTGCTCGCTGCCCTGGCGAACGCGACGCAGGACTATGGCACCGGCACGATGGATCTTGTTACGATCCTGGGCGCCAAGGCCATTCTCGGCAACAATCAGGTGCCGACCAACGAGGTCGACAACATGTTCGGCCTGATCTCGCCGGCCGCCGAAGCCTACATGCTGCAGATCCCCGAATTCACCAATGCGCAGTATGTGGATATCAAGCCGTATGCGGACATGAACGCGACTGCGTCCTACCGCCGCTGGGCCGGTATCAACTGGATTGTGTCGCCGCTGGTGTCCGGTCTCGGTACCGCCTCCGAACTGCTCTACATCTGGCACCGCCGCGCCCTCGGCCACGCCATGAGCTTCGGCGCCGAGAAGGTCTTCGCGGATTACAACAAGGAACACGCCTACAACTGGGCGCGTGCCGAGCTGTACCACGAGGCCGCGGTGCTGCAGAACGCGGGTATCATCAAGATCACCCATGACGGTTCGGGCTTCGTCGCCACCTAATAGCGGCGTCGTCCATCACCTGGATTGAAACCCAAGGGCCGGCGGCCTGAAGTCCCGGCCCAAACACAAGGAAAACCGAAATGGCTTATGTTCCCGACAATCTCTCGCTGAAGGTTCCCGCCCCGGGCGCTGGCGTGCAGTTCTGGCACCTGTCCGGTGTCGATGCTATCGCCACCGTGCGCGCCGCGAACTTCATTTCGAATGCCCGCGCTGCAGGCATGCGGGTGGGCGATATCCTGTTCTACAGCGACACGGCCACGCCGCTGCAGTCCATGTCGCGCGTGACTGCGGTGACCGCCACCGGCGCAACGCTCTCCGCGTAAGGCGGAAACGGGTTCGCAAGATAGCACCGCCTCTGCTAGCTTGTGGAATGGGGCGCCGGTCTTTGCGGGCCGGCGCCTTTCTCAATCCAGAGGTGAAACCATGTCGTCGAATACCAAGGCCTTCCCGCCAAACTTCGTGAAAATGTCGGACTATTTTCGTGCCGACGTCTCCGTCGTCGTGCCAAACGACGTCACGCTCGAAGCGATCATGACGCCCGGCAAGTGGGCGAACAATTGGAAGGAAATGCCAGTGCGCGCCCGGGTGGAGATCACCCGCGAAGATCTGACGCTCGACGGTACCTTCCGCGTCATCCTGTCTCAGCCCGGCATCGTCAAGCTCCGCGCTATGGGGCACGTCCACAACGACGAATCCAATATCCGCAAGGCGACGAATGCCTCGATCCCTGAAGATGGCCGGGATCCGCCGGAAGGCTACCTGGTCAAGCACACGCCGGCGCTGCAGGGCTATTATGTCAAGCTCAAGGACAACGGCGAAATGATCACCGCCGCCGGGCAGAAGGGGCTTACCAAGGGGCAAGCCACCTCGATCGCCTGGAACCACTACGAAATGGCGTCTACGCCGCTGCAGACCGCCTAGCACAAGGAGAAGGCGCATGGTTGACAAGCTTGGGATCTACAATGCCGCCATGCGCTTTCTCTCGGCGACGCGCCTGTCGTCGCTGACCGAAGACCGAAAGGATCGGCGTGAGCTGGACGCGGTCTATGATCATGCGATCGACTCGATGCTCGAAAAAGGCATCTGGAAGTTTGCGCTGCGCACGGTGCTGATGACGCCAGACACCGACATCGAGTCGGCTTTCGGCCCGGCCCATGCTTACCCAAAGCCCGACGACTTCAAGCGACTGCGCGGCTTCAGCTCCGACGAGTTTTTTGTCCACGAGATCGAAGACTACCGAGAAGAAAACGGGATCTGGTACACGGATCATCACGAGGTCTATCTGTCATACGTGTCGAACGGCAACGACTATGGTCGCAACCTGGGTCTCTGGCCGAACCTGTTCGTCGAGGCGGTCGGCGGCTTCATGGCTGAGCTCACCTGCATCTCGATCAACAAGGATCGAGGCGATCGCAAGGATATCATCAACCTTTCGGCGCGGGCCCTTCGCGACGCCAAGGTGAAAGAGGCGCTCGACGAGCGCGTGAAACCCAAACCTCCTGGCCGCCTGGTTACTTCCCGCCTGGGCATTGGTCGGGGCATGCGCGCCCGCGGGATCCCGGGATAATCAGCTATGGCTGTAAAGGTCTATCAGCACGCCCTCAATGTCGGCGTCGCCGATGCTGACAAGCTGCACCGCGTCGACATTGCCCGCATGCGTCTCGCGGCTCAGAAGCAAACAAACTGGATGGCGCACGCAACGGGCAAGGGGTTCTTGCGCCCTGGCTTCGAGGATATCGTCGCGTGCAAGGCCGACGGATCGAACGGCGCCGCCGGCATGGCGCTGCCGTTCTCTGCCGGCGTCGATGACAGTTTCATTCTCGACCTTTCCCCGAACGTGTTGCGCGTCCTCGATTGCGATACCGACACGCTGGTCACCCGGGCCGCGGTGACGTCGACCGTTGCGAGCGGCGACTTCTCTGCGGCGACCGGGTGGACGCTGGCGTCAACGTCGGGGCAAAGCTCGACCGTCTCAGGCGGCGAGCTGATCTTGCGAGCTCGCGCCCGGGGTGCAACCGCCTTGGCAAAGCAGCAGGTGACGACGTCGAGCACTGGTGTCGAGCATGCGCTTCGGATCGAGGTCTCGCGCGGCCCTGTCACCTTCCGCCTTGGCTCGACCGATGGCGGCGCCGAATACCTGCCCAACGGCGTCGAGACTGAGCTTAAGACCGGCTATCACTCGATCGCGTTCACTCCGACCGGCTCTTACTGGGTGCAATTCTCCTCGAAGTCCCCGGTCGAGCGCCGCGTCAATAGCTGCACCGTCGAGGCCGCCGGCATTATGGAGCTGCCGACGCCCTGGGATCTGGCGGCAATCAAGCGGATCAAGGTAGCTCAGTCGATCGACGTCATGTTCATGAGCTGCCTGGGCGTCAAGCCGCAGCGGATCGAGCGGCGCGGCGATACCTCTTGGAGCCTCGTCGACTATGCCCCCGACAACGGCCCGTTCCTCGTCGGCAAAACCTCGCTCGCCAAGCTGACGCCGTCCGTCGTCGAGGGAAATGGCACCCTGACGTCGGATATCCCGTTCTTCACGGCCGGCCATGTCGGGGCTCTGTTCAAGCTCTACCACGACGGGCAAGTCGTCGAGACGTACCTTGCTGGCGCAAACGAATTCACGCCGGCGATCGACGTCTCTGGTGTCAACGAGTCGAATTACAACGAGCGCGATTTTACCGTTGTCATTGCCGGCACCTGGGCGGGCACGCTGCGCACCCAGCGCACATTCGAAACCGAAGAGACTGGATATCATGACTTCCGCCGCGAAACCGCGACGGCGACGATCGATATCACGGCCAACGCCACCTTCATCAACGATGACAACGAAGACAATTCGGTCGCGAAATATCGCGTTGGGTTTCGCAGCGGCGGATATACCTCGGGCGAAGCGCAGATCACCATCACCCATGATGGCGGCGGTGGTGAGGGGATTTGCCGCGTCGTCGGCTTCACTTCTGCGACACAAGTCAGCATCGAAGTTCTCACCCCGTTCAAGGGCAAGTTCGCCACAACCGAATGGCAGGAAGGCGCCTGGTCGAGCGTGCGCGGCTATCCTGCGGCGACGGCGCTCTTCGATGGCCGGCTGTGGTGGGAAGGGTCTGATGATATCTGGGCGTCCGTCTCTGACGGGTATGACGATATGGATCTGAACTATGACGCCGGCGGCGACGCAGCGGCGCTGGCCCGCTCGATCGCAGTGGGCGGCCGGAATGATGGCCGCTGGCTTCTGCCGCTTTCGTCGCTGATGCTCGGCACCGACGCCCGCGTCGCAAATGCTCGTGCATCTTCCCTCGACGAGATCCTGACGCCTGACAATTTCGGCATCAAGTCGGCCGGCCGGATCGGCGCCGCGACCGTCACCCCCGTCGAGTTGGCCGACGATCGCGCAATCTTTGTCGAGCGCGCTGGGACGGATCTCTTTGAAATCACCTGGTCGAGCGAGAAGGGGCGCTATGTCGTCAATCCCTTCTCGAAGCTCAATACCGACCTTTTCATCAACGGCGTGCTGCAGCTCGACGTTCAGATCCTGCCGGATCAGCGGATATGGGCGGCGGTCGATGAGGCTGATGCCGTCATGGTGCTGATCGAGCCGACGCAGGAGGTCATTGCCTTCATTCCGATGGCGCTGAGCGATGGCGACTATATCGAATCGCTCGCCGTGGTTCCTGGCTTTGGGCAAGATCGGCTGTACGTTCGCACCGCCCGGCAAGTCGGCGGGTTCACCGCGCGCCGGATCGAGAAGATGGCGCTCGATCGAGAGGCGAAGCCGGGCCCGATCTGCAAGGTCTGCGATAGCTTCGTCGAGTTCGGCGCCGGCGATGACACGATCAGCGTGCCGCACCTGATCGGCCGCACCGTGTATGGCTGGATGGACGGCGCCCCGATCACCGACCCGGCGATCACTGATCATGGCGCCGACAATGCGAAGGCGTTCGTCGTGCCGGGCTCTGGCATCGTCACGCTTCCCAGTGTGCCGACCGTGGGCGGGATCCTCGGGCTGCGCTACGTCGCCGATTTCCAGACGGCTCGCCTGTCCTACGGCGCGCCCGACGCCACGCCCATGCTGACAAACAAAGCCGTTGCCGGCGTGGGCGTGCTGCTCGCCGACTATTGCCGCTCGGGGGTCAAGTATGGCCCTGACTTCGACAATCTGCAGTCGCTGCCAATCTTGGGTGAGAACGGCGCCACGGCCGACGAGATTGTTATCGGGCCCGGCGTCGACGAAAGCATGATGAGCGGCGGCTTCCCTATCGGGCTCGACACTCGGCTATGCTTCCGCGCCATGTCGCCAAAACCGTGCTCGATCCTCTCGATCGTGCTCGCCATCGAAACCTATGGCTGAGCTGACGTTTCAGCCTATCGACTGCCGGGCGCTCTCCAAGCTTCTTGGGGGGCGCCTTGATTTTCCCGTCGTCGGGTATGCCGGCTATGAAGGCGGCGAACTTCGGGGGGTTGGCGGCCTCGCCTGGCACTTCGGCCGGTGCTGGCTCTTCTTGGGTGCCGTCGATATGGCCCACACTCACCCAGTGGTTGTGGTGCGGTGGGCTCGGCGCATGCTAAGAAAAGCGCAGCAGCTTGGTGAAGCGCAGGTTTATTGCTGGCGGGACGATCATCCGCGCTCAAGAAAGTTGCTCGAAACTGTCGGTTTTCAACTGATGGGCCTGGAAGATGTCACTCTCTTCGATGGCTCGATCGCGCAAAAGGAAGTGTGGCTGTGGCAGATCCCATCACCCTCGGAACCGTCGCCGTCGTCGGCGCCATAGCAGCGGCCGGCATCAGCGCGGCCGGCTCGATCTACGCCGGGCAGAAAAGCAGGGAATCGTCGCAGATCCTGGCGCTTCAAGAAGAGGCTCAGGGGCGCGAAGAATTTGCCGCGGCTCAGCGCGAAGCTTCAGAGCGGTCTCTTGAGGCAAAGCTGATCCAGTCCCGGCAGCAAGCGATCGCGGCGGCGTCTGGCGGCGGTGGCGGTGCCGACGCGCCAACCATCGTCAACATCATGGGCAAGACGGCTCAGCGCGGGGCCTACGGCGTCGAGACTGCAATCTTCGGGGGCGAGTCTCGCCGGCGTGCCGCCTATATCTCGGCCGACGCCCGGCGCCGCACTGGCGAGAACAATTTCGTCGGCTCTCTCTTCACCGCCGGCGGCACGCTCGCCGGTGGCATCGGCGACTTCGCCCGCATGTCTGCTTAAGGGGATCTCAACATGGCATCGCGTTTCAAAATCCCGGGCGCCGAAAGCGTTTCAGGCCCGGGCAATATGCGGCCCGTCAACGCCCTGGCCGTCGAAGACACGAGCGGCCTTGAGCGTGGTGTGCAGAACCTGGCGGCCGGCGTCGGTCGAGCGGCCGACTCCATGTTCGCAGTCAGCCAGAAGACGATCGAGCGGCAGAAGCTGGTCGACGCCACGGCGGCCGAAGCGCGATGGACGAAGGGCTCGATCGATATCGTCAACGAGTTCTCGAATGATGGCGATTACGCCACCATGCCAGACCGGGTGAAGGCGAAGTCGAAGGCGCTATACGATGAAGTCGTCGGGATGATCCGCGACCCCGACGCCAAAGAGATCTTTGCGCTGCAGCTCGACGCCAAGCGCGCCGGCCTCGATGACAATATCGGCGACTATGCGAACGGGCTTTCTCAGCAGGCCGACCGCGCGTCGTTTGTTACCTCCCTCGACGTCAATGCCAGCCTGGCTTCAGATCCGTCGCTCGATGACGCCAGTCGCGCCAAGGTGCTCAATGACACGCTGCAGTCGATCGAGATCGCGCAAGAGACTGGCCTGATCACCCCGCTCGAAGCGCAGGAATACAAGCGGCTGAAGATCGACGGCGCCCGCGAACAGCTCGCGATCAACCGGGTGAATCTCGATATTCAGATCGACCCGCTGCGCGTGCGTCGAGATCTCGGCATTGCCTCGGGCATGGGCGGCGGTGACATTGCCTCGTCGGCGATCGCGGTGAGTGGCGGCGTGCTCGATATCCCGCTCGACGTCGCCCGGGAAGCTGCGGCTGCACTTGGTGACGGCGCCCTGCCGTCGGATCCGGCGCTCGCCAAGGCCTATCTCAAAGACCCAGAAGTCAACGCTCGATACGCCGCCATCGTCATGACTGAGCTGGCCGATCGGTACAATGGGGATCTGACCGCTGCGGTCATCGCCGCGGCGCCGGGTGGTGGACTTGCCATTGCCGACGCCTGGGTTAAGAGCGGGCACAACGAGGCTATGTTGCCCGACAAGGTGCGCCAGCATTATCGCAAGGTAATGGAGCGCATGACGCCGGAAAGCGACCGGCCGGATCTGCCTGTTATCGCCGCTCCCGACGTCAACCTCGCCGATATCGAGGTCGCGGTGCTCGACCGCTTCGAGAAGCTGCAGACCGCATTCGGCGAACAGGTGCCGGTGATTTCTGGCTTCCGGGATCCCGATCGCAACGCTCAAGCCGGCGGGGCTCAGCGAAGCCAGCATATCGATCGCCGGGCGCTGGATCTCGACGTCTCGAAGCTGTCGAAGGAAGAGCGGGTGCGCTTCATCGAAATGGCCTCGGCAATGGGCTTCACCGGGATTGGCGTGTACAAAAATACCGTGCACCTCGATACCGGCCCGCGTCGCTCGTGGGGGCCTGATCATTCCTCTGGATCCGTGCCGGCGTGGGCGGCCGACGCGATCGAGCGACACAACGCCGGGGCGATCATCGAGGTCCCGCCGACGCCGACCGGGCTCAACGAGCGATATGCCGGCCTGTCGTTCGATCAGCGGATCAAGCTCGACGCGGCTGCGCGTGCGGCCGGCGATCAGCAGAGGATGGATCTGAAAGCTGGCATTCAGGTCGCGGTCGACAATGCGCCGGCGGCGATCATGAACGGCGGGGCGTATTCCTCGGATCTCCCGACGGCCGACGACTTCGTTCAAGCCTACGGCGCCGCCGATGGTATCGAGCGTTACAAGTCGTTCTCGGCTGCCGTCGAGGTCGCCGAAACCGCCTATGGCATGCGGACCATGAACGCGAACGATATCGCCGACGTCGTCGAGGCGGCCATGCCTACCTCAACCGGCGACATGGCGGCGATCGAGCAAAAGAAGTTTGACGCTATCCAAGCGGCTGCGGCTGCCACGCTCGAAGCCCGCAACAAGGATCCGGTGAGCTACACCCAACAGGTCTTCCCGAACGTCAAGGCGGCCTGGGCCGACGTCTCGTCGCCTGAACTACTGGCGAATGCGATCACCGTCACGGCCGAAGCTCAGCGTGGCCTGGGCATTGAAACCCCGAAGCTCCTGCCGGCGGCTGTGGCAGATAGCGCGGCGAAGTCCTTCAACAATGCCGAGTTGCCAGAAGACGAACGGCTCGGCGCCATTATCAGCCTGGTCAGCGCCACAACCGACGATGCAAACCAGAAGCTGATTTTCGACCAGCTCGTCGCCGCCGGCGTGCCTTCCTTTGCGCAGGGAGCCTTTGCCGCCTATGAGCGGAACGATGGCACGAGCGCGGGGCTCAACCTCTTCCGTGCTGTGATGGTGGATCCCAGCAAGGTCGCGACTGCCCTGCCCAATGATGTCACGCCGAAGCAAATCGATCAGACCATTCTCGACGCGGTCTTTGCCGACAACGAGGTCGGAAACGTCATTCATCAGGTCGAGGGTGGAACGGCCGACAATGCGGCCCGGGCAGGGCTCGACGCCACGCTGCTCAGTCGCGCGGCTCAATGGCGCCTCCTCGACGGATCTGCGACCAATGCCGAAGACGCGGTCAAGAAGGCAACGCGGGATCTCTATGGTGATGTTCGCGTCGTGACGGGCAAGGGTTTCGGTGGCGGCGCCGGCGTCAAGATCGTGCTGCCGTCCGATGCCGACTCCGCGCCGCTGATGGATGGCTTCAACTCGCTCTTGCCAGAGGTCTCGGCGGCGGTGACCGCCAACCTCAACGCCGCCGCTGATCCTGGAATGGAACCCTGGCGCGCCAAGATCTACGCGCAAGGCCGGGACAACCGGGTGAGCACGATCCTGGATGAAGGCTACTTCACCGGCGACGCGCGCAACGGCTTTGTGTTCATCGATCCGAAGACCGGACAGGCAATCCCCGATCAGAACGGCGACCCGCTGGTCTTCACTCAAGAGCGCGTTATGCAGGCGGCGGCCTCGACGGCTGCCGATCGAGCTGCAGCGCAGGCGCTTTCCACCGAAGCCGATCCTCTGGCATCGGTCTCGATGGGCGTCCCGATAATGGAGAGTATGCAGTGACCTTCGCGCCGAAACCCACTTACCGCACCTGGAATCGCGCCGAACAGGTAGGGCTCGCACTCGACGAGCCCTTCACTTTTTCGCAGGCGCTGGGCGAGAACTTCGCGCAAGGCATGATGGATAGCTTCGGGCTCGGCACCTTCCTCCGCGAAGTCACCACGCCCCCACTGCTCGACGAGGTCGCCCGGCGCGGTGAGCGGCCGGAAGACTATGCGGCCCGCCGCGAACGATTTGCCGCAAATGCCATCTCGAAAGAGACCTATGAGGCCTCCCCCAGCTTCCGCAAGGAAGTCCCCTGGGAACGCGGCATGACAGAGGAGCGCGCGGCGGCGCTGGCGGCCTTCGTCGATCGCCGCAAGGTGCGTGAGCACTTCTCCCAGAAGCAGCCGATCGCCGCCTTCCTTGGGCAGATGGGCGGGCAGGCGCTGGATCCGGTGAACTATATCCCGGTGTTCGGGCAGGCATCGCATACCGCCGCGGTTGCAAAGTTCGGCTCGATCGGCGGCCGGCTGATGATTGGCGCCAGCGAAGCGGCGGTCAACACTGCGGCCTTCGGCGTCTTCACTGCCGGCCTGCGCGGCAAGATGGGCGATGATGTGAGCTTCGCCGCGATCACAAACGAGATTGCCATGTCGGCGCTGATCGGCGGCGTCTTCGGTACTGGCATCGGCCTGCTTGCTCGGGGCGGTGATGTGCGCAAGCGGATGGCTGAAGCCAAGCTGCGCGACGGGCTCGAAAGGATCGACACCCTGCAGCGGGCTCAGATCCCGCTCGGTGAGGCAGCGACGCGCCTGGCGCAAGATGGCGAAGTCAGGTTGAGCGCCAACAGTCAGACGATCATCGAGCGCATGCGGGCCGAAGTTTCGCAGCGCGACGTCACCGGCCGGGCGCTCGAAACCGAAACCGCCGGCGTGACGAAGAGCAAGCCGGGCGAAGTCGTCATCAGCCCGTCGGGCTTCAAGGTCGAGGTTCGCCCCGAAGTCGTCGAACTCGATAGCCTGATCCCCGCCGCCGGCGCTCTGCAGGTGCGCAACCGCAACAGCAAGGCGAGCGCAATTCAGGTCGAGGAAATTGCGACGAAGCTGGATCCGGCGCGTCTCATGCCGAACGTCTCGGCGGATCAGGGCGCCCCGCTCGTCGGTGGCGACAATATCGTCGACTCGGGCAACGGCCGGGTGATGGCAATCCGGCGCGCCTATGAGGCCTATCCCGACAAGGCCGAAGCCTACCGGCAAGCTCTCGTCGACGCCGGTTATCAGGTCGAGGGCATGCGCAACCCGGTCCTGGTGCAGCGCCGCGTTACCCCGCTCTCGGCCGACGCGCGGGCGCAATTCAATGCCGACGCCAATACGCCAAGCACGGCGCGCATGTCCGCGGTCGAGCTCGCCGATATGGATCGCGCTGCGCTGACCGATAGCGTGCTCGGGGAGCTGGATGATGCTCCGATCGCGGCGGCGTCCAATCGGCCGGCTGTGGCCCGCTTCCTTGCGAATTTGCCGCCAAACGAACGCGGTGCACTGGTCGACGAGGCGGGCAACCTGAGCGCCGACGGTGTGCGGCGCCTCGAAAACGCTCTGGTGGCCTCCGCATATGGCGATGTCGACGCCGGCGTGCTGCGCCGTTTCGCCGAAGCGGTGGACGATAATACCCGGGCGATCGTCGGCGCCATGTCTGACGTTGCCGGCCGCTGGGCGAAGATGCGCCGGGCGGTGCGGTCGGGCGAGCTGGATCCTGAATTCGACATGACCGTCGAGCTCACCGATGCGCTGCGCATGCTCGGTGACTGGCGCGATCAGGCGGCGCGGGAGAAGCGCCCTGTCGGCGTCGTCATCAAAGAGGGCATGGCCCAAATGGATCTGCTCGGCGGGGAGCTCTCGCCGGAAGGGCAAATCTTCGTCCGCATGTTCTATAAGACCGATACTTTCACGGCTGCGACCGGGCGCGAAGCCCTGGCCGCGCGCCTTAATCGCGTGATGGATGCGACCTTCGACCTGGGCAAGCCCCAGCTCTTCGGCGCCGACGCCAACCCCTCAAAGACCGGAGTGCTCAAAAATGCGCTTGCCGACGATATCGAAGCCGACTTCTTCGCGCCTGATGGTGTTGAGCGAGGGGTTGAAACGTTCGGCCAAGGAGGAGAACGACCCCCGGCTCAAGCGGATAGCGCGGGAAATCGATCAGCGGCTGAAGCAGGACGTCCCGACACAGTAGCCGAACGGGTGAAGACGGCGGCCGACATGGTCGCCAGCCAGCCGGCACGCACCCTCGACGAGCTCTATGAGGTTGCGCCTGGTCATCAGAAGACGCTCGGCGAAGTCGGCTCTGAGCTCGGCGCCAAGTATGGCGCGGAGTGGAAAGATCCGGGGATCAAGAAAAAGGAAACCAGCGCGGAGAAGATGGCGCGCAAGCGGTACGATTCGACGCGCCGGCTTACCGACGTCGTGCGCGGCGGCTATGTGGTCAAGGATCCCGGGCAAGTCGATAGCATCATCGCGGATCTGGCGAAGCGGTTCAAAGTCGTCGACGAGGGCTGGCGCATTACCGCGGCCGGGTACTTCGATCGCAAGGCGATGGTGCAGTTTGACGACGGTACCATCGGCGAAGTGCAGTTCTGGCACCCTGACATGCTCTCGACCAAAGAGGGCAAGGGGCATGATCTTTATGAGGAAATGCGCAAGCTGCCCGACGGGGATCCGAAATACCTGGATCTGCTCGATCAGCAGCGGGAGATCTATCTAGCCACACTCGACAAAGTCGGCGACGAATGGCTGCCGATCGTGTCTCAGTTGGCCGACGAGCTGGCCGCCATGTCGGGGCGCGCGACGCCCGGGAAGGCTGCGTCGAACTCGGCTTCGGTGAGCGGCGTGCCAGAGTCGATGACTTCTTCGAACCGAACGGCTTCCCAGCCGCCGCCTTCTGAGACGATCGCCCAAGCTGAGCTGCCCGATATGATGGCCGGTCGGCCTTCCCAGTCGAAGAATGTTTCCATGCCCGCCAATGTAGGGCTTGGCGAAGCGGGGCGCAACACTGGGCCGACGCGCACGATCGAGGGGAAGCAAGTCACCTTCGACGATGAAATTCAGGCGGATCTCGACCAGCTTGGCCGGGACCTTCTGGCTGAAAACGGGGTGACTGCAGACGATGCGCTCGCCGGGATCTTCCCGCGCGGCATTCGCCTGGGGCGCTTCGAGGGAGAGGCGCGCCGGCTCCTGGAATCGATCGGCGAATATCTTGACCCGCCGGCGCGCAACCCCGGCGACTTGGCTCGGGCAGCGATGCAGCTTGGCGCCGGCACGCTCGACGAGATCAAGGGCCCGATGAGCGCCAAGCGCGTCGCCAGCTTCATCGACCCTGGCCGCCAATACGAATGGCTTACCGCCCGCCTCGATGATGCGCGCCGGTCTTCGCCGCCCTTCATCGAGCCCGAACAGCTCCCGCTCGACATGATGGACCCGCCGCCGGATCCGCCGCCGGCGGGGCTGGTCGAGGCTGAAGCCCGAGTTGGCAAGGGCGAAGACCTCCGCGCCCTGGCCGAACAGTTCGGCGTCGACGAGGCTGGCAACTTCGTCGAGCAAGGCGATATCGACCGGCTCCGCGCTCAAGGCCGGCTGACGCCAGAAGATGAAGCGGCGATCAAGGCGGCCGACGATGACTTCGAGCTGGCGTCGAGCTACGCCGACACCCTCAACGAGATTGCCGCCACCTGCGGCGTAAGGGGCTGACCATGTCCTATGTGATGGATGCGAACTGCATGGCCGCGGCGACCGCTGCAGCCAAGGGGAAACTCTCGGGGCAAGACGTCGTCGACGCCTTCAACCGGATTGCGGCCGAAAAGGAACGGCTCGAAAAGTCGGGCTCGATGACTGGGTCGGCGGAACGCATGCGGCGCTTCGCAGCCGAAGAGGGGCAGCGCACAAAGATCGCGGCGGCAATGGCTCGCCGGCATGCGGCGCTCAATGCGATGGTGCGCGATAAGCTCGACACCACGATCGACGGCATGCTCGCCGCCGGCATGCGGCCTAGCCGGGCGCTGCTCGCTATCCTGGAAGGGACGCAGCGCAACGTCGCCAATGGGCGCAAGTCGATCTCTGCCATGCGGCAAGCCTATGAGAAGCGATATCTCGGCTCGATGCTGGCTGAGATCCAGCGCGATAAGCCGCACCTGGTCGCGGTGCTGCGGGATCCTCAACTCGACGCCGATATCATGATCGAAATGCACGAGCTGCGGAAAGGCGGAAGCCCGGGCTCGACCGGCAATAGCGACGCCAAATATCTCGCCGGCGTCTTCGCGAAACATGCTGAGCTCGCGCGCACCGACCTCAACAAGTTGGGCGCCTCGATCGGCAAGCTTGACGGCTGGGCCGGCGTCCAGATGCACGACGATGTGAGAATGATCGCCGCCGGCAAAGATGCATGGGTCGGCACGGTGGCCGCTTATCTCGATACCGAACGGACCTTCCCCGAAGGCCTGACGCCTGGCGAAGCGGCCCGGGCGCTCGGCGATATCTATGACACCATCATCACTGGGTTTTCCAACAAGCCGACGCCGGCAAGCCAAGGCATGCGGGTGAACCCGGCGAACATGGCGAAGGCGCTGGGCAAGAGCCGGGTGCTGCACTTCAAAGACGCGAAGTCGGCGCTCGCCTATCGCGACGCCTTCGGGTACGGCAACACCGTTTCGGGCATGTTCGAACACCTGCGCAACTCGGCGCGCGTCGCTTCGAATATGGAAGTGTTGGGACCGAACCCGGAAATCATGTTCGCCGCGATCGCCGACTCGCTGCAGCGCCGCGTCAAAGCCTCGTCGATGGCCGACGCGCAAAAGCAGAAAGAGATTCGCGCGCTCAACGTGCAAGCCGGCGTGCTGCGCCAAGGCCTCGACATTGCGATCGGCACCGCGGCCCGGCCGGTGAGCGTGACGGCGGCGAAGATCGGATCGAACATTCGGGCGGTCCAGTCTATGGCAAAGCTCGGCGGCGCCGTTATCTCGTCGCTCTCCGATACCATCACCACGGCGGCGGCGGCTCAGTTTCGCGGCGGCAATTTCTTCGTGAGCTTTGCGCAGCAGATCGGCGGGATCCTGCAGGGGCGGCCGAAGGGCGAAGCGGCAGAAATCGCAGCCATGATCTTCGAGGGCTTCGACGGGATCATCGGGCAGATCGTCAACCCGCAAGCTGCAAACGATGGCGTCGTCGGCGCGCTCGGCCGCACGCAAGAGCACTTCTTTCGCTTCACCGGCCTCACTTGGTGGACGGACGTAAACCGCGGCATGGCCGGCCGAATGATCGCTGCCGAAATGGGCATGCGTTCGCACAGTGCTTACGCGGACCTCCCGCCGGCATATCGTCATGTCCTGGGCATGCATGGGATCGATGCGGCTCGCTGGGATATCGTTCGCCAGTCGCGGCTTCGGAACGTCAACGGCAAGGACTATGTAACGCCCGATCGGCTGGCCGAATTGCCCGACAATGCCTTCGCCCCACTGGTCGCTGATCGAATCGCTGCAGCCAAGGGAGATCCAGCGCGCATTGCCTCGGCGATCGCCGACGCCCGACGCGACGTCGAACTCTCGGTGCTCCGCTTCGTGGCCGATGAAACGAATTATGCCGTCATCAAAACCGACGCGAAAACCTCCCGATGGATGACGCAAGGCACGCGGCCGGGAACGACTATGGGCGAAGCCGCTCGCTTCATCATGCAGTTCAAAGGCTTCCCCCTGGCCTTCACCGATCGCGTGGTCGGGCGCGCCTTCCTCGGGCAGCGCGCCGACGCCTCTCTCGGCGAACGCGCCGCCCATATCGGCGCAATCCTCGCCGGCCTCACCCTCTCGGGGTATGCGTCGATGACGCTGAAAGACGTCATCAAGGGTTACTGGCCGCCGCGGGATCCCGGCGACCCGCGCACCTGGATCGCTGCAGCTCAGCAAGGCGGCGCCTGGGGTATCTACGGCGACTTCCTCTTTTCGCAGACAAACCGCTTCGGCGGCGGCGTGCTGGAAACCCTCGCCGGCCCGACACTGGGATCTGTCTCGGATATCACTCAGACCGCGCTCGGCGCCCGCGACTTTGCGATCGATGTGGCGACCGGCGAAGAAGGGAAATTCTCTGGCGGCAAGGCGCTCTCGACGGTGCTGAGCAACACGCCATATGCCAACGTCTTCTTCATCAAGCCGGCGCTCGATTATCTCTTCCTGAACTCATTGCGGGAAACCCTCTCCCCCGGGTATCTTCGTCGCCAGTCGCGCACGAGGCAGCGTGAATATGGGCAGGAAAGCTTCATGCCCACCGGCCCGACACTGCAGGGGGATCTTGCGCGATGACTTCCACGATCACCGATCGCCGCTCTGGTACGTCCTCGGCCGGGCCCGAAGTCGACCGGATCACCGCCGCTCAATCGAAAGCGGCGCTCAAGGCGCCTGTGCGCCTGGCGACGACGGCGCCGATCACTCTCTCGGGCCTGCAGACGATCGACGGCACCATGACGGCCGAAGGCGATCGCGTGCTCGTCAAGGACATGGCCGATACCACGTTGAACGGCATTCGGATCGCCAGCACCGGCGATTGGCTGCGCGCTCCCGACTGGGATGATAATTCCGACGTCGTGCGCGGCACTCAGGTCTATGTCACCGACGGCACTGTGAATGGCAGTTATTGGTTTAAAGCTGTAGCCACCAACCCGGTTTCAGTCGGGACGTCGGCCGTCACCTTTTCGGCGAGCAGCAATCACGGCGTCGATGGCGTGGATGGCGTGGCTGGCACCGATGGCACAGATGGCACCTCAGTCACTTGGCGCGGCGCGTACAATGGCGCGACGGCTTACGTGGCGAATGACGGCGTGTCCTATGATGGCTCGTCCTATGTGAACATCTTGGCCTCGACTGGCATTCTCCCCACCAACGCAACCTATTGGCAGCTTGCGGCGGCCAAGGGCGACGCTGGCGCAACTGGCGCAACCGGCGCAACCGGCGCGGCGGGTTCGGATGGTGCTTTCGTTGGAACCGAGTCCATCAAGACCAATGACTACACCGTTCTAAGCTCAGATCGGGGCGGGATACTCATTGCCAACAAGGCAACCTCGATCACGTTCAATCTGACTGCCGTAGCGTCTATCGGCAGCAACTTTATGTGCATGATCAAGAACATCGGCGTGGGCAGTCTTACCATCGACCCCAATGGAGCTGAGACTATTGACGGCAATTCGACCTTGGTCTTGACCACTGGGCAGGCTGCATTCATTACCGGCAACGGCACGGTGTTCCGCAGCTACTTCGTTTTGCAGTCGTCCATCGGCCGCCAGTCGATGTGGTTGCCTGCTGGCGCCTTCATCCCGCAGATCACCAACGGGCCATCCGCTGGTATCGTCGAACTGACAACGACGCTCCAGCCGATGATGTCCCTCGACTTCGACACGACGACGCAGGAATTTGCGGTGATGTCTTGGGCGCCACCGAAAAAGTGGGACCGCAGCACCGTCACCTACCAAGTCTATTGGACCGCAGCGAGCGGAAGCGGCACAGCTGGTTTTCTCCTTGAGGGGGTAGCGATCTCAAATGACGATCCACTCAACACGGCATACGGCACGGCGGTCGCGGTCATCGACACGCTGCTCGCCGCCAACGATCTGCACATCTCGCCGGAGAGTGCCGCCATTACGATTGCCGGGTCGCCAGCAGAGGCTGATTTGGTCTGGCTGCGGATCAAGCGCGACGTCGCTACCGACACCCTTGCCGTCGATGCCAAGTTCCTCGGCATCATGCTCTTCTTCGCAGTCAACGCGGGGACCGACGCATGATCTACACTAACCCCGCCATGTTCGACATCGGCCCGGCGAGCAGCAACGCGCGACTGGGCCTGATGACGGCTATCCAGAAGGCGGGCCTCACGGGGAGCCTCAAGCTGGCGCTGGACGCGGGAGACGATGCCTCATACCCAAGCGGCGGGGCTAAGTGGCTAGACCGATCAGGCGGAGGTTTTGATTTTTTCCGTGGCACAACCGCCTCCTCGGAAGCTACAGACCCCACGTTTAATGGGGTCGCCGGAAGGTTCTCGGCCAACGAGTATTTCTCATTCGATGGCGGTGATTATTTCGTTTACGACACTGCTATGGAGCAGTGGATGAAAGACCTGCACAAAACCAACCGCGCTCTTACTCTTATCTCTGTTGCATATATTCCAACTGATGCGACCACCCCTATCTATTCGACAAGATTGACCATTGGCATGGACCACGCTTATTCAGCCACTGGAAATCGTTTTCAGTATCAATTTACCTTGGCAAGTGGGGGCTTTATTGGCGTTGGCGGCGGCGCCCCGACCAATGTTGACACGCTGCTTCCGGGGCCGTTTATCGCAGGCTACGCTGGACCAAACTTGGATGGTGGTTTTCATAACTCAATGCTTGACGGCATTGCAAATAACCCAATCACAATTGGGGCTACGGGTCCGTTCAGTTCTACTGATCCCGATGGAACCAACTTCCACATAGGCGCTTTCGGTGACGGAAGATTGCCAGCACAAGCGGGCACCCGCATTTACGGCTTTGCCATCTGGCAGGATCGTCAGTTTGTCGCGTCCGAGTTCCGCGCTTTCTTCAATATCGTTCGCGGAAAATTCAGCAAGTAAGCCCCGCCTACTGAACTAAGGATGCACTGCCATGGCTGTAACGTTCGTTGAGGTCTATGACGCTGCTATCGCGGCGGGGCTAACGCCAGCGGCAGCTCAGGTGACCGCGGCTCAAGCCATGCTGGAAACAGGGTGGGGGAAGTCGGTCAAGGGCAACAACATCTTCGGCGTTAAGGCCGGAAGTTCGTGGACCGGCGAGCTGAGCGCCGTGCCGCCGGCGGTGATCGCAGCGCCTGGTCGGTCAAGGATCTATCGTTATCCACGGCGGCGCCCTAACGTCAATATCAACGTTGGCGCTGGCACCTGGGGCGCCGCCACTCTCGATATTCTTAACACGCCGGTCGGGGCGCCTAGCGGTTATCGTATTATTGGCGACACGACCACGCCGGCCAACGTCCTATTCAGTAAGGCGAACGGCTCCTTTTTCAATGTGGGTCCATGGGGTTCGCTCTATCTGAGCGGCATTCGGATGACGCTGACGGCCCCAAATTATTCGGCCTTTGCTACTGTCAGCGGCGAGCTAATCTTTGACCGCTGTGACTTTGGACCATGCACTACTAATGGGTGGCATGTGCTCATGAATGTCGGCGGCCGGGTGAACTTCCAGACGGCCATTACAATTTCGGGTGGCGCTCTGGCGCATGTGCTTGGCCCTGGAAGCGTTCAGTGGGCTTACGGCATGACAGTGACCGTCACAGGAACGCCGGCCTTTGGTGACGCCCTAATCCAAGCGGAAGGCGCTGGCATTCGCCAACTTGCAGGCATTGTGTGGTCTGGGGCGGCGACTGGGAAGCGGTACTCAGCAATCCTCAACGGTGTCATTAATACGTCGGGCGGCGGCGCGTCGTTCATACCCGGTAGCGTTGCCGGAACAACCGCCACCGGCGGGCAGTACGGCTAAAAGAAAGTTGTAAAATATGGATGACGCCGACCTTCAGATCCTGACTTACACCCTCCTTGGCGAAGCGCGGGGGGAGGGTGCCGAAGGCATGCTGGCGGTCGCGAACGTCATCGCCAACCGCGTCGACTCGCCGATCTACCCAGACGATCCGGTCGACGTCGTGCTGCAGGATCGGCAGTTCTCGACGAACAACGCCGGTGAGGGCGGCAATCAGGCGGCGACGCGCCGCGAAGTTCGCCCTGGCGACGCGCTATATGTCACGGCCGAACAGATTGTGCGGGCGGCGATCATTGACCGCACCGTGCCCGATATCACCGGCGGCGCGATCAACTATCACGCAACCAATATCTCGCCGTACTGGGCGGCCAATGCCACAACGCGGTGGGGCACGGTCACCTATGGCAATCATATCTATTACGCTCGGCGCCCGGTGCCGCCGGCCGATATCCCGACGGTGCTCAGCTCACTCGACGTCAAGCGCGTGGCGCCAGTACCGCTCGACAAGAGCACGGCGCTGATCGCTCGCCGTGCCACCGCCACGGCTTCGCAGCGCGTCAAGGAAGCGACCGACCTGGTCGCGGCAAATGCCCGCTGGGCGGCGCTGGGCTTTGTCCCTGCCGGCAATCAGGGCGCCGGCGGCATGTCGATGACAAGCCGGCTCGGATCCCGCGAAGATTTCTCCGACTCGATCGCTGCGCCGCGCCTGGTTGACTACAAGGCGGCGCGCGATGAGCTCTCCCTGACCGGACTGCTCGATAAGCGGATCTCACTCACTGCACCCAACCCGGCGCCGTCGGCGGCCGACGTCTCTCGGCAAGTCCTGGGCAATGGCGTGGCGACCGCCGACGTCGCACCGAAGGGGCCACAAGGTCGAGGCGGCAAGCGCGGAACTGCGCCGGCGCCCGTCGAGGTCACCGTCGCCAAGCCGAAGACTCGTGTCGGCGATAGCGGGCTGATCACCTATATCCGGCCGACGGTAAAGATCGGGCCCGATGGGCAGCCGATCATCGAGCCGACGCCGCCGCCGAAGCCGGCGATCACCGCAACCGCCACGGCAACCGGCTCGGCCAACAGCGTAAAGCTCAGCGCAACGACGCGCGTCATGCTGGCGAAGGCAACAGCCAGCTCGAAGGCAGGCGCCTCGGCCAATGTGCAGACTTCCGCAAATGTGGAGCGGACGTCGGTGCCGGCACTGCAGAAAACCGTCGAACAAATCAGCCGCGAAGCCGACACGGCACGCCTCAACGGTTATCGCGAAATTCAGTCGATGGGCCCGAAGTCGCCGCCGGCAAAGCCTGTGGTTGTCTCTGGCGGTGCAACGGCAAGGGCTGGCGCTCAGATGGACGGCAAGGGCGCTGCCGTCATGCTCAATCAGGCGGCCGGAACGGTGGTTGCCGGCAAGGATCCGTCACGCTTGGCCGCACAGCCTGCCGGGCTTCCGCTGGCTGCCCCCGCACCTATCCCGCTGAAGGCGCCGGCGCCGCTGAAGTTCGCGCCGATCGTGCGCGCGGATCCGATCGGCAAGTTCCCCGACTTCTCGGAACTGTCGACGATGAAAACGACGTCGAGCAAGCCGATCGGCCCGATCGAGGGATTGCGCCTTGGGCTCGAAGCTGAGAAGCGGCGCCTGTCTGGGTTGCCGCCCCTTGAGCCGGATCTTCCTCGTCGGGATCCGCGCACTGCTGCCGCGCCGGCGCCGGCGAAAACCAAGCTCACCGCCGCGCCCGACGCGCCGGTGCCGCTGCCGCGCCCGGGCAAGGTCTCGACCGCAACCGTCGCGCCGCAACCCGTCGCCGGAAGCCCTGGCTCGATCGGCGCCAAGTCGCCGACAACCAAGAAGCTCGCCGACGCACCGAAGAGCCAACCGATCGATATCACCGTGCGCGGTGGTGCGGTGGCGCCGCGCTATGTGCCGCCTCGTCGCCCTGACACGACTGGCCCGCAAGTCTTCGACGCCTCGAAGAACTCACTGGCGCCAGTGACGTCGACGGCTGCGCAGGAGTCGGCATTCCAGTGGACAACGAACACCGGCCTACCGTCGGCGGTTGGGAACTCGACGCGCTGGCAAACTGGGTACTAGGCGACGCTCTTCCATGAGCGACCGGCAATCAAGCGTTGGATGCATGCCTCCTTTACGTCGAGGCGTTTGGCGATATCTGACTGCTTGATGCCGCCGGCGGCATACTCTTCGCGGATCTTGCGCACCAGCTCTGGCGTGAGCTTTGACCTGCCCCTGCCCTTGCTATGCATGTCGATCGTGTTCGCCTGAGCTGAACCCAAAAACAGATGGTCCAAGTTTACGCATGGCGGATTATCGCAGCGATGAAGTAGGTTCATGCCTGGCGGGATAGGGCCCTTTTCCGCCTCCCATATCACTCGGGTTGCTGCCGCTAATTTCGAGTTGTCATCGCGGATCCGTCCGTACTGCTTGCGATCCCTCGCCCCCATCCAAGGCCAGCATTCCCCTTGTGCCGTTTTTTGGTAATATGCCTTCGCGCGTTCTGCCGCTGGTATCCGTTTCCGTCCCATTTAACCGCCTCCGCTTGGTGGCTTTTACATACACTTGAAAGGGCCTAAAAGCATGAGGGAAAATCTCGACGATAGCCTTGAGCTTATTTGGGGGCATGAAGGCGGCTATGTGAACCGCAAGACGGATCGCGGCGGGCCGACGAAGTTCGGGGTCACGGCGAAGACCCTGGCCGCTGCGCGCGGTGTTCCCAAGGTCACCGCCGAACAGGTGCGCAACCTGACGATCGACGAGGCTGAAGCGATCTACCGCAAGAGCTATTGGGGCCCGGCCGGCGGCGACCAGCTCCCGGCCGGCCTCGACTATCAGGCCTTCGACACCGGCGTCATGTCGGGCCCGAAGCGCGCCGTCATGCTGCTGCAGCGCACGCTTGGCCTCAAGGAAGACGGCTGGATTGGGCCGGCGACGCTGAAGGCGGTCGAGCAATACCCCGGCGGCCTGCTGGCGCTGATCCGTGCCTATAGCGAAGTGCGCATGGATTTCCTGCGCGGGATCCGTGGCCCGCAGGGCTTCCCGTCGAATGGTCGCGGGTGGACGATCCGCGTCACCGGGAAGGATCCGCTCGGCGAATGGAAGGATCAGCCCGGCGTGCTCGGCAATGCGATCGCTATGGCTCAGCGCCAGCGGCCCAAGCCCATCCCGCGCGTGGCCGACGCCAAGGTCGACGATGCAATGAGCGCCAAGGCCGAACCTGGCGCGCTCGGCGCCTACCTGAAGCCTGACGTCGCGCTGCCGCTCGGTGGCGCTGCGATCACCGCCGGCGGCACGGCGCTCAGCTCGGGGCTCGATCCGCTGCGCTTGGCGCTGGCAATCGGCGTCATCGTCATTGTGGGGCTGGGTGCGTACTTCGCATTCCAGCGGATCCGGCGAACGTCATGAGCTTCCTGCTCTGGCTGATCGGCGGCGACTGGATCGAATTCAAGCTTGTCGCCGGCGTCGCCCTGGTGGTGGCCGTGCTCTGGTTCTTCCGGGGCACGAGCTGGGGTCTGGGCATTGCCGCCACTATCGCCGCCCTGGTGGGCGCCAACCTGCTTGCCCGGCAAGGCTGGGAGCAAAAAGCCAAGAAGGATAATCGCGATGCAGAACGCGCCATCGATCGAGCGGTCAA